ATAGTGAAGAAAAGTTACTGCCAGTAGTAGATTGTTGCCCTGGCATATTCTGCACCGGCTCCTGATAATCAAACTGTTTTTTAACAGTGCTCAACTTGCTTTCAAGCTGATTTCTAATCTTTCCGATAGAGTCACGAAAAGCCTTTTCACTCATTTTGGGGCTTAGGGCACCAACCGCATCGGATAATTTTTTACCCTCAGCATCTGAAAGAGCGCCCATACCCTTCAGGGACTGCACCATAGGAAGGAATGTTTGAGCTTTAAAGGTGTCGAGCCTTGCTTCAAAGTTAGCCGCATCAGAGCCAGGAACTGTCGGAAACGCTGAGCGAATTCCTACTGCTTTTGAAAGGCCGGGGCTTTGCTCTATCTCGTTGAGAGAATCAAGCGCGGTGCTGAACGTATCAACTGCACCCTGAGCGGCGGCCTGCCTGTCAGCGCGGGCTATGTCAGCCTTTTGCCGAACATCTGCCTGTTTCTGTTTTAGCTCTTCAAGCTTTAACTGATTGCTTTCTCTGGCTATCTGTCTGTCCAGAGCCTTTTCTTGTAATTCTGCTCTTTGTATTTCGCGGGAAAGAGCAGCATTCTGTGCGCTGATGTTCTGTCCACGTATCTGGATGTCCTGACCTCGAGCTGTTAGTGCTTCTCCAGCCTGATTGCTGCGGATTGTCTCTGCCAGTCTGCCTCGGTCAATCTCACGACCAGCCATTTTGTCCTGAACATTGAAGTAATCAATCGGACCAAGAGCAGCCATTCCAAGGTGATCAACAAACTCACCAAATCCTGAAGGGTTCTGCTGATACATCTGAGCAACGTTGTTAGGATCAACACCGACGCGCGCCAGCTCCTTGGCGTTGTTTTGCAGCCAGGATTGCATTGCTTTTGGCGATGATGATGCAAGGCGAGCGCCAGCCGCTAAGGTGCCGATAGAATTGCGCTGGTCTTCATCAATGAATCCCATTCCTTTACGAACAGATTCAATCTGGTCTGGATATTGAGTAGCCAACTGACGCAAAGCACCACGATCACCAGACGCATAAGCATTAGCGTACGCCTGCTGAAATTCTTTCTGCCGCTGAGCCTGCTTTTCCTGCTGAAAAACACCCGCAATACCTGAAATACCTTGCAAAGCCGTCAGTCCAACATTGTTAGCGCCTGAACGCTCAATATCATTGTTCTGCCTGATAAGCTGAAGCGTATTTCCGATGTCATTTACGCTCGGAGCGTTTGAGTTGACGCCGCCGATACCAGCCAACAATCCGCCGTTTGTTCCTTGCCAAGTAGCCATGATTACCCCTTAAAACAACGAGCCAAGCAGGCCAAGTCCGCCGCCAATTGCCGCACCTAATCCAGTGCCAAGTCCGGGAACAATAGAGCCAAGAGCAGCGCCAGTCATAGCCCCTGAAGCTCCGCCGCTAATTGCTGTCTGAAGGCCTGATGGTTTATTGGCGTTAGCAGCGGCAAGTGCTGCGCTTTGCTGCGCAATGCTGCTCATGTTGTTGGCGTATGTCTGCCCGGCGTTCGCTTGACCTTGCAGCGCACCAAGGCCAATGTTTGCCAGATTGTTGTAGTTGCTCATCTGGTTTGACAACCACGACTGACCGAGAGTCGGGGCAATCGTGGCCAGTTGATTGCTTGTGGCTGTCGAGCCAAGCCCCCCCGTCGCCTCCGCAGCAGCAAGACTCTGGTAACGCGCCTGACCTGCAAGGTCTTTATACTGCTGAGAGTTGTAATACTGATTAAGTGCCTGCCCCTGTCCTTCTAAACTGGAAAGATTCTGAAGCTGGTTAACATACTGCTCCGCAAGCGGCGTGAACGGAGCAAGGTTTTTCATGATCGTCTGCCACTGCTGATTTTGCAGGTCTGCGGAATACTTCTGAGCTTCTGCTGCATACTTTGCGCTTTTATCAGAACTGCCACCTTTCCCGCCTTTTTCAGGGCAATAAGGTTCCTCGCCGCGCAGTTTTCTGCCCAGCTTAAATGCATATAACATGGCTATCTCCCGTGATTCAGGAAGTCGATTAGTTCTTCGCGTGTGGCGCTGTAAAACGTCACGTCATCCACGCCTTTGAAGTATTTCTTGATGGTTCCTACACGCTTAAGGCCAATCATTGTGCAGTACATCTGACCGTGGCGGAATTTGCGTGCAGCAAATGATGTGACGCACTGAACGGTGGTGTTGGTCAGAATGTATCGCCAGAACGCCAGCCCGATTTCCTTGCTGAAGCCGCGAATCTCTGGCAGGTACATGGCGTGGCAATCGAATGTAAGCGGCTGAACCTCCTGATAGTAAACAATGCCTCCGAACTGCATATGCACGTTCACCTCGAAGTAACGGCATTCAGGCTTGTAGTCGTATCCATCACCGTTGTTGCTCCCGGCGATAATGTCAGGGTGATTTCCGACTGCTTCTATCAGGTCGATGTTTCGCGTTGGTTTGAATGTAATCATCAGTCAATCAGCCCATGTAATCTAAGTGCCGTTTCAAGCGCCAGAATACGCTGCCGCGCCTGCTGCAAACCTGTAGCGAGAGCTGCGACTTCGGATTGCGTGTACGTAGTGCCGACAGTGTATGACTGGTTAGCGTTGAATGAGCCAAGAAGTGGCGTACCTGTGGCTGCAGTCCATCCGGTCTGCCTTGCTCCAACGACCTGAATTCCATCAACTGAATATGATGTTTTTACATCCAGCGGTGACGCAAGAGACTGCGATTCGGTTACAGTTTTCGATACGTAATCACTCTTAATGTCAGATACATCGCTTTCTACGCCATCCAGTCTTTGGTCAACAGTGACCAGATGCGCCTGAATATCGATAACCTCATCCAGCAAGTAATCAACATCGCTACGCAGTACGACTATCTTCCCTTCGGCAGTTGTTAACCTGACCTCAAGGAGATTTATCGCTTTTGTGTTTGCGGTGATTCTTGCGTCGTGATCTGCCAGTTCGACGTCCTGTTCATCGTTTTTCATCTGAGCATCGTAAGCGCCCTGACCAGCCTGATTTGCCTTCCCGGCAATTGCGCCGACATCAGCCCCCTGATTAATGACATACAGCAGGTAAGACTGGCTGAATATATTGCGTGGAAGGATTGATGTATCGAGTCGTGTAGCCTGAATTGTTACCGGCTCATTGAGATTCGAATCAGCCATTACTCAATCCTTATCTGGCAACCAGACAGAGTGACAGGTGACTTCGTGATAACGCGCAATTTGAAGCCGACATTTTTCCTGATGCGCCCTACTCGCTTCCACAAAACACGTTTGTCGTAAACGAACGGTTCATTCTGCTCAATCATCTGCTCACGCCCGTAATTGATGCCGTCAGTGGTTGCAGAGAGAAAAAGGCGGTCAGCGTACTGCGCAACGCCAGTTGACGATTCAACCTCAAGGTCGAACACTCTGGCGTTATCCGCTTTGAAGAGTGGAGTAAACAGCAGGTGTTCCTGTTGCTTGTCGTACTGACTGCTGATGTCGAATTGCAATTGCCCGGTAACAGATTCCAGCTTATCGCCGCACGTTATCTGATTGCCTTCGTAAATGAAGTCGATAGCGCGGTACACATCGTCATACAAGCCTGTTTTCAGTACACACCATTGCGGACCATTGGCGCTTGAAGATGCGTCGTACACGAGAACATGGCGCGGAAGGTGGATAATCAGCAACTCATGAGCATCAAATCGCAGCGATTCCATCACACCATCAGCCAGTTCATCAGCAGTGTAGGAGCGGAGGATTTTCTCAATGCTCGCGCTGGCGATTGGTGACACCTGACCGGATCCGATGATGTACACAGACGGCGCACCTGTTGCAGGATTGCTGATGAACGCATAAGAATCAGCAAACGGCGTTTTGCAGTAGGTTCCGGCTATTCCTTTTTGCACCATCAGCGATGGCTGTGCGACATACAAAGCGGCACCAACAGTGGTTGCGCCAGTCAGGGAGAAATATTCAATCGTCGATGAACCAAAGCAGACGATGAAGTCTCGCCATGTGCCGATGCCGATGATTCCGTCAGGCTGAGACTCGGCACGATATTGTGCACTGTAACGGTCAGGATGCGATTCGTCTTCAAGGTCAGTGATAAACCATGAATCAGTGCCGTCTTTTGACCACGCATAACGCCCACGTAAGCGCGTAATGTCGCGAACTGAACCTAACTCGTACTGTGTGAATCCGCTGTCTGTAGGCCAGTTTGAGACGGTTTTAACCGTGCCATCATAGCGGTATTCGACCAGTTGACCATTAACGCCTACAGCCTGAGATGTCCGACCATGCGCCATTGATACACGACCACTTCCGGCAACATCACCGACTTCACTTTCGCCCTTATACAGCCTGCCACCACATACGCGATAAACAGCATTCTGCGCCATGTTGTACTCAACGCCGCGAGATACACCGTTCACATCAGAACGTTTGGCAATGCCCGGGAATGAGCGAAGATATCCGCTGCTGTTGAGTATTTCTTTGGGTGTAGCCAGCATATTCACTGGCAGATAGTCGATATAGTCGGCGTTTCGGAAGTCTTTCCCGACACCTTTCATAAGCGGAAGTTGCTGAATCGGCATTATTCGCTCCCGTTATCGCAAGGTTCCTTTCGGTGGAAGTAATTCCAACCGTTCCACTTCGCCAACTGGTTTCCACTGCCAACAGGCATACGGTTTGGATAACCGGACTTACATTTTGCGGCTTTTGCTCTGTCCATTGCAGACAGTTTGACGAGTCGCTCTTTCCCGTATCTGGCAGTGGTTATAAGTTTTGCAGACGCTTCCAGCGCATAATCCGGAGCAATGCGGCAGGCAAGGTTGAAAATGACGGCATTGATAGCGTTATTTGATAAACCGTGTTCATCGCCAGGATCTGGAGCGACATCTGCATCAGCGAAAATGTAGCCAACGTTGATACCTGGTGACGCATCACCGCCAAGCCATTCAGCCATCATCATTTCAAGGTCGTTGACGCCGTCTTCCATAGACTGCGGTTCGACATCGGTTAACGTGGCATTTGATGCGACACCGAGCTTACGTAATGCTGCAAGGACTAAATCACCCTTCGTTGTCAGGTTCATCTGCTGCCGCCTTAGGTTTTCGACCAGGCTTTTTACGCTGTTTTTCTTCTGGCTCTG